ACTGACAAATAAAATCTTTTTTACTGGTAATTCCATAATCAATCAACCTCCAATTTAGCCGGTACGTCTTTAATCATTCCAGCGTTTAGCATTTCCATTAGTTTGATTCCGGATTCTTTATTGCAAGCCTCTTGGTTAATGTTTTTTATTACCCGGGAACAGATATTCAACCATCTCATAGTGTTAAAATTAAATTTTGGATAATACTTTCCTTGACAACCGTCTTTATAATCAGCCTTATACCTAGTCTTTTTATTCTCTTCCCTAATCCACGAATTAATCCTGTTTTGGATTTGCTCGTTTCTAAGACAGCGTTCAGCTTCTTCTAATGTGTCGCACTCTCGCTCCGTAGTTGCAAAGCGAACACCTTCCATCGAGTAAGCGAAGTTAGCATCATAATAAATGGCTTTCTCACTAGGCTCCCACATATCAGACTCTAAACTTTCTGAGATTTCTTTGCCTATATAATATAGTTCAGCATTAAAAGTGCTCAACGTTGTGTTATTATTAAAATGACTTAAAGCATACTTCTCAGCCTTACTCAAAGCTTCAATCTTTTCTTCTCTTGTTTTCATTTGCTTGTTTCCTTATATATGTCGTGGCATTTAAAGGAGCAAAAAGCTATTTTTTTACCGTCAAGGGTTCCATCTAACCTGAATTCGCCGAGTGAAACACCGCAATTGCCGCAGTTTGGTAAAAGCTTAATCCTGTTAGCAGTTCTCTTGCTTGTTTTCATTCTTTCACCCCATGCCTAACCTTGCAGCACTTAGCGGCGGCTTCTTCTGTTGCGTAGCATCCGTCATTAGAAAACTCTTTGTGCAGATTCAGCCTTAACCTTTCAACCGCAGACCTTGCGCACTCTTTACATTTAAACAGCCCGGCCAAATGAGACCTTCCTTTATATCTAACCCTTGCTCGATATTTATTTACAGATCTATCCCACGAAACGCCTTTAATTCCAAGCCTATTGTCTTTTCTTAACTTGGCGTTGTGATTATTTTGAGCTCTAGATGCAGCCCTTAAATTTTCAATAGAATTGTTTAAGGGGTTGCCATCAATGTGATCTACGAACTTTGGCAGGTAGCCGTGATAAATATAAAACAATATCCTATGATTTTGATAGTGCCTGCTTTTAATTATTGTTTGAAGCCTACCCTGCCCATTCACACAGCCAGCAACGCTACCTTTTGTTGCGTTGTAGTTCCTATCCTGTCCCCAGTAAAGGATTGAGTCTTTCACGAAAAACAATGAGGTTATAGATTCATCTATTTTTGCTGTTGATCGTTTCATTTGTCTACTCTCCAATGTGTTACACCGTTTTCTTTTTCAAACAAAATGTTAACAAAATAACTACAGTCATTGCCTTTCCAAAACTTAACCGAGTACGGAACCTCTATGGCTCCTTTCTTTATTTTGTACCATTCTCCATTATCCTCGCCGGGATGGCTGTCTTTGATATCTATCCAATCAATCATTTATTTAGTTCCTTTAGCTGCGCATCTGCAAATTCTACTGCTGATTCCGTGATGTTTTTAATCCACTCTTCCGGCGTTTTATAACCGTCACAATTATGACTTGATGAAAGAAGCCCAAGCATAGCAGTCCTTGTGAATTCTTCTCGCTTGGTTAGCCCTGACATCCTGTTATCATATCCAAGATGAATCTGTTCCTCATCAGTAATAGACACATAATCAATGGGTTTATCTGCGTTATTCATCCTCTACACTCCCGCATCTAGTTTCAAAACAGCTTTAACTTTTGACCACACGTTACGCTCTAACTTAAACATCATTTCATCTAAGTCGTTAGCATTCTTATCGCCTAAAACATTTTTAGATTGTATTATTGCAATCCTCATATCCATCATCGGCTCACTAATAGCTTGGTATAGTTTCGTCTTGTTAGATTCACTTAGTCTCATCAATAACACTCCCGCACGGCAACTCTTTGGTTCTGTCTTTTGGGTTTGGGATGTATAGATATTTCTCTCCTAATAATTTATAACTGTAGTAATGTTCTGTTACAAACACACCTTCATTCCCTATAGTCCCAGCGGTTGTATAAATTCCCGTTCCGATACGCTTAACAGTAAACGGTGGTAATGGGCATGTTTCATAAGTCCAATCGATTACCTTTGACTCTGGTATTTCTACTGCGAATTTAAACTGTATTGTTGATCTACCGAAAATGTCGCGCTCAAACCACATACAATTTTTTGAATCAACACCTATTAATTTTCTTGTGGTCTTATATTTCAGAGCATCTTCTTCACTTATATCACTAACATAATATGGTTTACCGTTTATCATTTCTTAATCCTCGGTTCTGGTATTTCTACTGCGAATTGATAAGGAATAGGTACTCCGGTTGACTCAAACCACATAATGCCTTTTGAGTCAGTACCAATGTATTTTCTTTCAAATTTAGATGCTAATGCTCGCTCTTCACTAATGTCGCTGACATAACACCATTTACCGTTTATCATTTCTTAATCCTCTTTTTATTTACTGTGGACGTCCAATTAGATGCGCCGGGCGCTATTTGTTCTGGTCGTTTTCCTGTCCGATCCATCCATTCTGCAACGGTTTCCTGTCCGAATACCTTTGGCTCTTGTTTGGATTTAGGGATATGAAAATATTTCTCTCTAACCTCTAGCAAGCTCATTACATAGCCTCCGTTTCTAAATAAGCTTTAAGGGCTTTGACTCGCAGTGCTTCTTTGACTGCGCGATCAAGTTCGATGGCTAGGATTTTGTTGGTTGTGTCTTTAATGTGATCTACAGCCGAAATTAGCAGCTCCCGATTAACCAGCGCAGAGCTATTCATGCTAGATATTTTTCTTATCAATGCGTCCATTTCTTCTGAGATAGTCATAGAACCGACCAAGCAATTAAAGCCCATATAGACAAAACTAAAACCGATACAATTGCTGTAACTTCAAAGCAGTCTAGCGCCCGCTCTTCTTCGATGATTATTTTTTTATCTTTCATTGTTAAAATCCTCCAAAACAAATGCTTTTAGCAAAGCCTTCTCTACAAACTCGCTTCTTTCACCTTTAGGCTTCGAGATTAGGCGCTCAGCCGTCGATAAACTTAAAGAGATGCTAACAGATACCTTTTTTGCTATTCCGTCCTTGTGGGGTCGCCCTATGGTCTTTCCGTTTATCCCTTTTTTCTTATCAAATACACTCATTCTGATTCCTCTAGCTTGTTTCTTACCGCTTGCGCTAATTCGTCAACCTGCTCTAATGTTAGTGTTACTTTGGTATTTGAATCGCCCCAGAACCAATTAGGCTCAGATTCTATATTTGTATTCCATTGGACATAGGTTCTGGCTGCGCCTAGGTGCTTTCCGGATTTAATTGCCATAATTTATTGCTTGTTAATTAATAGTTCCTTAATAGTAAACTCTATTATTGAATAAAGCAAGTTTATTTTAACTATGGATATTACTTGTTATAGTTTAAGTCTTAGCTCTAAAGGTCACGCCATCAAGCGAAACTTTAGCATTTGAGCCAGCCGTTAGAGATACATTGCCGCCCGTATCAATGAATAAAAACCCAGCCGCCCCGTTAGAATTAACAATTAGCTCTATAGCGTTGTCAGGTCTGTATCCTAATGGAAGTGTAAACATTGTTAAATTAACCGTTCCTGACGCTACCATGCCCTGCAAATGAACGTTGCCCGTCTCGCTTAGATAAAATCCAGCGGAATTTCTACTAGCACCAAAATCTGCCCAGCTATTAACAAATCCGACGCCGCCAGAAACCAGAGTTGGCTGTACTGATAAGTAAGCGGCGATAGCTTGACCGTTAAAGTTGTAATGGCTATAACTTCTCAAATTAACTAAATCATTTCCAGCAAGATTGAAGTTAGATCCAACTATTTGCATATTTCTCAATATGTTTAAGCCGTTTAATGTTGCACCGCCTGACTGAATTTCAACAGAGGCGTCTAATTGCCCGCCATTTATATCAATACCCTTTGAATTTGTAATTAATATTTTACCGAGGCTTGAAGAATCTCCGTACCAGTGACAATCGCTAAAAGTGTAGCCTAGTACAACATCTGCAGCGCTTAAACTTATATCGTTATGATTTATATTTAGGCCTGTAAACGTTCCATGGTTAGAGTTTGCACCTGTAATTAGAGTTATACCTGTGCCGTTGTCGGTAACATTGCCGCCCGTCCAAGTGAGATTGCCCGCTTGAACTCTAATGCCTTCAACGCACCCTGCCGCGCTACATCCAGTAAGTACTTGATATTCTGCTGATTGACCGTCGTTAAACTCCCAGCCAATAGTGCATTCGTAAGCCGCGCAGTTGTTAAGTTGGCCTTTCTGGCCTTTCTTTGTTGCCGTTCCGTCATTATCAAAATCAAATCCTTTTCCTTGGAATAATCTAGATGTTATATTTTCTATCTTGAACCTGTGGCCGCCTAAAACTCTTAAACCAGTTTCCGCGCTAGCTCCAGATGCTACTAGCGTTCCTCTCAACTCTGCCGATCCAAATAATGCCCAATCATCACGGCTATTAGCCTCAAACATTACGGTTGTATCTACCGTAGTTCGTAGTTTAGATCCTAAAAAGACGATAGTTGAATTATCAAGTATGCTTACTGTTGTATTTATTACTGCTGGAATATCTGGTATGGTGGGAACAACGCCAGCAACTAGCATAGCATTTAAAACAACGCCAATATCTGTTGCGTTATCAAATACAGCGCCCCATCTTCTTGGATCTTCAACACTCTCCTCTCTCAAGACAAAGCTAATTAACGGATCGGCTACACCTATAATTATATTAAACCCGTTAGGTTCTACGCTTGTGCTTAGAACGATATCATAAGTCCCACCACCTCCATTTCCGGTTGAGAATTCTGCGGTTGTTGGCGCTGCAATTCCAACATCTGAACTAGAAAAACTAGAGTCATTTACCATAAAATTAACAGTGGCGGGATTTAGCCTTCCAGCTGTGCTCGAAGTCGTAAAAGACTCAATTTTTTCAGGACCCCAAACTAAAACACCGCTTGAATTTTTAAGGGTTACGTCATAATCGCCGTTAAGCCATATATTTCCAAAATTTCCAGACGCATCGGCAATTACCGGATTAGCATTTGCCGTTGCTAGCGCCTCGTCTGAATAGGTGTCTTTGTTAGTCAAAAGTCCGACATTAAAAAACTCAAGCATTGCCCCGTTTCTAGGATTTCCGTTTATATCGAACGTGCTAACTTGCGCTAGGTTGAATCTACTCATCGTTTTTACCTTCTTTTTCTTGCGCTTGTTTTAATAATTGAGCCATAGCCCTGGCCGCCGCTGGTGAATTTGGATCTAATTTTCTTAATTGCGCTAATTGCCTCTCAAATTTAACATCAAACATAAGGTTCGTTAATGCTTTTACATTTTTATCAAAATTTAATCTACCGCCTGCCGTGCCCGTTTTTTGTAGTGGTGAAAATATAAATTCTAAAATCACAGCTGATACGCCTCTTAACTTATCAACTATCTCTTTAAATGGCGTTGTTGGCGATCCTGCTGCCCTTCCTGCAGATGACCTCCTGAGAACTTCATCTAAAAACACAAAGTTTTTTCTCTGATCTTTGTTCATTCCAGATAGTAAAGCGTTTCTTTGTGATGGATTGCCGAATATGGCACGCCTTAACTGACCTGGAATATTGCCGACTAACTCGCCTGGTATATCTTCAACCAATTGCTCTAACCCGCCAACGCGCCTATTAAGCTCAACCCTTAGCAAGTCATCCCATGCGCCCGGATCAACTTGATCTATAATTTTCTTAGCATTTTTAATTTGACTAGGATTAGTTAATCCAGCTTTTGGATCGAATATCTTCTGAGAAATGTTTTTTAAATTAACATCATCAAGTTTTGAAACTTGCCCCAATATAGAATCCTCTAACTCTTTAACTGCCGGAGTCAGTTCAGAGAACCTTTTTTGTGCTGCTTTAAACAGTGGGCTGGCTTTCTCCATTTGATTGACTAATTGTTTTTTTATCGCTACAACATCTCTTTTTACGGTGTTTCCTAAAGCGCCATCTCCAAATCTTTCGAGCATGTCGTCTAACTGGAACTTTGCTTTTTGCAATTGTCTTAAACTTGGGCGCTCTTTCTTATTAGGTGATCGAATAAGATTGCCAATTTTACGCATGACCTTTGCTAAATCGCCAGTTGGAGGTGCGTCTAACAATGCCTCGTCTACAAGCGATCTAACTGGCTTTAAATCTACTTTTGCCCCTTCTTTTATAGCCTGGTTGAATAATGGCTTAACATCTTGTAATCGTCTTTGATTTGCCGCATCAATCGCTTTTTTGGACGCCGTTTTGAATCGACTAGATCCAGAAGCTATTTGACTTTTAGGCGATATTTTTTCTATTAATTCAGTTGTTGCTTCAAAAACCTCCTTATTTTGTTTCTCTAGCGCAGATGCAGCTTTTTTAGATCCAGCATCAAGTTGTGGTAATAATCTTTGTTTTAATAACTCCGAAGGCTGTAAAGTCTGCTGAGCTTGGAAAACTCCAACCTTTTTACCGGTAGCCTTTTCCAATCCTTCGGCTGCCGTTTTAGCCCCTTTTATTTGCTGAGATACTGCTTTTATTTCACTGACTTCTGCGCCAATTTTTGCCGCCTGTCTAGACTGTCTGAATGACTGTATTATAGGTGTAACTAATTCTGCTACGCCGCCAAGTGCCGAGGCTATAGCTATTTCAACCTCATCCAACGTGCCGCCAACAGATTTTTGTATCCCTTCTATTGCAGCCTGAGTTAGCCCTGCAGCGCCCGAACCAATAAGCGCCTTTGATGCCAATGTCGTTCCTTTTGTTGCCACGCTTGCCGCTGGTAAGAATGATGCTCCTATACCAACAGCTTGCAGTAGATCTAATTTCGATAAACCAGGTCTATTCGCTAACACTTTCACGCCCGTTTTGTTGTTTGCTAGAATTATTTCACCAGCGGGGCTAAATTGTTGGCCTATGTCTGGGAAATTTTCAGTTATTATTTTTGCTAGTTCTGCATTGTTAGGGGTTGCAAGCAGTATTGGTGTTAAGGCTAGAATTTTTGCTTTGTCTTGGCCGCCCAATAAACCCTCCAGCTCTGGCAGTGGCGGTAATCCTTTTGTAGTTTCATCCGCAGGGATGCCAATAGATGCTGCTGATTCCCCTCTGTCTTCTGGAAATGCAGGTATATTTTTTGGTATCTCACCAGTCGATTGAGGTTGTTCAATAATCGGCTGTATAGCAGATACTTGATCTGTTGGCTTGCCAGTGTTTAGATCTAAAACAGCCATTATTGATTTAACCTTTTTAGCGTTTGCTCAATAGTTAAGTTGTTTTCTGCGGCTGTGTCTTGTAAGTCCTCCAAAGATATAAGCCCCTTCCCTGTTTGTACTTTTTCAGAGAAATCAAAAGCAAACCCATCTGGATCGCCGCCCTTGCCGGTAAACTCTCTAAATTGTTTAAACTCTCGCTTAACAAACCATGCCGCTCGTTTCAACCCGTTTAATCTTGCTTGATTAGCTGATTTTGCATCGCCTAGATCACCGCCAACAGACTGAGCTTTATTAAATTCGAAATCTGTAGTTGGTCCTTTAAAGTTTTGCAGTTGAACTAGTGCAAGTTGAGTAAATGCAGATTCTAACCCACCTTCATCTGCAACATCAATTCCAGGGAATATTTTAGCAAGTTGTAATTTTACCGATCCAGTTAGCCCTTGGCTTGCTTTCTCGGTTAATTTTAACGCGGCGTTAACAGCAACAACACTCCTAGATGCTGTTCTATTTTTTTCTGATAATTCAGATGTAATCGCATCACGACGCTTTTCTGTGAATTTAACATTAGCTATTTGTTGTGCTTCTGCCACTTTCTCGCTAGACGTTAATCCAGATCCAGACAAAGGCTTTAATTGCCCTTGAACTTGAGTTCCTTCAACCAGCGGCGTTACTACCGATTCTACATTTCCAGTTTGAGGGTTTCTCTTGCTAGTTGCGAAAAATACATTGCCTCGATCATCTTTAAAGGACTCCTGCCCACCAAACTGTATTTTTGCTTGGCCGCCACCTTGTAATATTTTAATCCTTTGATCGTTAGGTAATGCCGCAAGCTGCGCTATTTGAAAAGCCTGCCTTCTATCCTCAAAAGGGATGCCTAATAACTGCCTAGACTCGGTAGCGTCACCACCGCGTCCTTCAACCTCTTGAATGCGGTTATTAATAGCTATGTTTTGTTGTTCAATTGGAAGGTTTTCGGCTTTAAAAGCAAAGTTAGCCGCTTCAACCAATCGTTTTTGGTTGATTTCTCCAGTTCTTTTATCTTGAAGGCCTAACCCTGCTGCGACCTGTTTTTGAAAATCAAGACCAAGTTTTGCTGCATTGTCAATAGCGTTAGGATCACTTACTCCCCGCCCGTCGACACCCTGCAAAAATTCCTCTTGCTTTCTTTTGAGTTGGACGTTTCTAAACTGTTCGCCTAGATTAAGCCCTCTAGATAGTGAGCCAGAAATATCTGGGGATAGTTGAAATTGATTAGCTGTCACAATTCCCATTATGCAACCCTCTGAATAGCTATTTCGTAGTCTACGCGTAAATACCCGTTATGCTCTTCAACTAAATCAGGAAAGTGATTTTTGACCTCTTCAGCTATAAATCCTACATCATCTAACCCAGTTGTTTTCCATTTCCATTCATAAACATTTAAAACGCCTATCTTCCCTATTTTTTTAATGTTTTCTTTCAGTTTACTATCTGAGAAAAGAGCAGTTCCTAGCTGGATCGCTTGCTGCGCGTTTGCCGACCTACCTTGTTGCGCCCCAAATATTCCAGTCGCCTGCGCGTTTCCTGACTGAGCTAAAAGATCAGATATACTATTGGCGCTATTTTGTCCAAACTGTCCTATGTTCGTAGCTGCATTTTGTCCTGCACTGCTCACAGATGATAAGCGGTTAAATTGATTTTGTTGGTCTTGTAGTGCAAATCCCGCCTGCTGCTCGTTTAATGCGGTTCTTATATTTCCACCACCTAAACCGCCTATAGCGGACTGATTTCTAACTAACGCTCTCTCTTGACGGTCTCGAATGAATTTTTGTCCAGGCGATTCTTGAAATTGATTTTGTGCTTCTTGCTGTGCCTCTGGACCTAACAGCCCAAGCAAAGCTAATTGTTGCTGCCTGGCTAAGTCTCCACCTTCAATCGATGGACCTAACAACTCTAGTATTTGACTAAATTGATTGTTTTGTACGTCAATTCCACGGTTAAAACCCCCTTGTTGCGCCCTTGATGCGTCTCTAGCAACGCCCGGGGCTCCGAACAATCCTTTAGCAAAGCTTTTAATGATGCTCATAAAACCTCTATTTCAGGCTTTGTTAGCCCGAATAATAATTGATCTAAATATTTCCCGTCTTTTAAAAAGCTGTTCCTGTTTACTCCCTCGTAAACAAACCCTATTTTTCTTGTTGTATTAATAGCGAGCTTAAAAACACTAGCTATAGATACGTTTATTTTATATAGACCTTTACCAACTAACCATTTGACAATTAAAATAACAAATTTTCTTCCTTGCCCTTTAATGCCTAAAAAATAAGGATGAATAGTTGCGCATATGGCGCTATGTTGCTCGACATAAACGATGCCTTCGTTATTGCTACCGTTTGAAACAATGATCCATCCATTTGTTGGGCTGATCAATGGTTTGAAATCTTTTGCATTTATTTCGTCTGGCAAAATATAAGGCAAAATTGGACTCATGATGCTAGATATTAAATTTTCATCAACTGTGGTTTTTATATTCAAGCGTATATCTCTTTTACGCTTACTTTAAAGTTTAGACGGGCAGCCGATCCAGCTATCGCACTGATAAAATCGCCAGGCATTAGTGTTACGTTAATTATTCCAGACAAACTATTACTAGTTCCGGCTAAAATAGTGGTCGAAGGGATGTAAATATTAGTCACTCCAGCCGTATCGCCTGATTTAACGATATTTACCACTAAAGTGGTATCCACTGCATCTTCATTAGTGCAATTTCCGAATTGAACGTGTGCGCTTAGCGCGTTAGCTGGGCAGTCATAAACTGTTGTATCCGTTGCTGGAAGTTGCTCTTGTACCGCGTCTTTAAATAATATACTCATATCTGACTCTCTATTGCATCCAGCCTACTATTTATAATAGACAAATCGATTATTTGGTTGATGTTGTTTTCTATATCTGTAATTCTACTCTCTAATGGCGATAAGTCCATAATTAAGGTTTGTGACTCGATATCGCTAATGGACTTCTTTACGTTTATTAGTTGTGACAAAACCGAGTTGAGCCCCCCTTGAACCTCCGCTATGTCCTCTGAGCTCGCATCGTTAGTATTAACCGTCGTTGTCAACTCTCTAAGATATTCATTTAACCGCCTAGTCCCTAGCCCGTCACCTGTGAATATTCTTTCCGTTTCTCTTAGTGGGATGATGTCAGACATTCGGACCCGTCTCTTGCAAAGTAACCTGCAATTTCCTTATTATAACTTTTATTGGATCGGTAATGGTGAATCTAATTACTCTAAAAACAGAGACTCTGGGATTCCTTCTCCATTCTGTTTGTTGTCCGAACTTGCCAACCTTGCCTATTTTTCTTATTCGATCATTGCCAAACACTTTGCCGTTATCGGAAAAATCCATACTAACCGAAGGGTCTTTGCCTTGCCCGCTACCCTCTCCTACACCTGCTTCTAGCCAAAGTGTTATTTTAGGGTTGATTATTGGTTTCTCGCTGTTGGTAAGCGATCCAGCGGTGAATTGTCTTTTTATTGAACCCCCTAAATCATCTCTAAAGTCTTTGTCTAATTCTACTAAGTCTCCATTTTTAGTTCCCGCTAACAGTTTTCCGTAAGCCAAAACAATTGAATTGATATCCCAACCATTATCATTAACGCCTGATTGGAATTCAAACCATATTGGAACCTCTAGTTGTCTTGACGCGGTAAAATTGTATCCAAACGTTTTGTTTGGAATTATTTCAGATTCAAATATAAACAAAGCGATCTGATTTCCTCGCTCAAAATAACTGATTGCTCTACAGTTAGAAATTTCTTCTTTTGAAAACTCTTGAATGGCTAGATCGATCGCCGGAGTGCTTATTTTAACCGCTACGGAGCTAGACGCCACTTGATAAATTCCTGTTTTTTCGTACTTCCCTCCGCCGACAAATGCAAAAGATTCATCTAAACCCGTTACGCCGAATGTAGCGTGTGAGCCTTTTTGTATGTTTGCCCCGCCGATCCTTTGAAAGGGGAAATCAGCGCCGCCTACATTTTGGAACAGCTCTATTGTCTCTCTGCCAATAACAAATAATTCATTATGAGTGACGTGGGTAGACATTATTCTATCTGGGTTTATTTCTGCCGTGCCAAAGTCTAGAGCCCTAACATTTAATGGATCGCCTAATGTTGAATTAAAAAACACCGTGCCATCGGATGCGGTAAATAAAAAAAATCCGTCTTTAAAAGAAACCGTATTAGATGATCTATAATCTGGATCGGTAATTTCTTGGAGTAGCGTCCCGTCATAAACATAACCCTTGCCGCCAGGAACCGCTATAACTAACTTAGTTCCGTTGTTTGTCATTGACACAAAGCCAGAACCTTCTATTGTACCTAAATTATTTTTGGTTTTATTCTCATTGATTTTATATAAAACATTGCCATAAACCGCGTAATCAATTTGAGCCATTACCTCTTTACCTCGACATATGCCCGGTATTGAGGTGAAAATCTTTTGTCCTGGAGTGGGGAATAGCCCTACTCTCGTCGAAGTGTTTTGGGTTTGAATGACAGCTGGATATAAATTAATACACCTTTGAGCCGATATAGGCAAAGATTCAGACTGATAGAATCCGCCGCCAATTGGGATGTCGATTGTTGGCATTAGAAATTATTGGCTGAATTGTTAGGGAAATATTCTTGATCGTAAGTATCGCAATGATTACCGCTTCCGAGAGGGAGTGAATCGGGGTATTCCGCGTCAATCAAAGGCTGAAACGTGTTTAACGCAAGCCGCATTGAATCATCGGCCGACTTAATTAAAGTTTGTGAAACTGGAGCGCCGTACTGACCCGCTATATAAATAGCGAGATTGTCTTTATACATTGCGACCGCTTCCCTCGGGATGTTCACAGTGTCCGCTGGAGCGCCTACAGGGACAAACCCTAGCGATAGCTTACCCGTCTCGATAGCACTAGCCCAGTCGTTTAAGTCTTCTAGACCGTCAGCAATTTCGTCCGCTTCAATAGGGGTTTCAGATCCTATAATCTGCAAACGCCTTAAGGCCCCCTTAATGATATCGGTGGCTGTCGTCATTTTTTGCCTCTATTTTTTTGATTAATGCGGTTTTGCTTCTGGCTTTTATTTTTTCACTGAAATGCTCTTCTGAAAATGCTTTAAGAGATTTCATGTTCATTAGATCAAGGTTAAGCATTCCGTTACAGAAATCTTTTACGCCGGATATAGATTCACCTAACGCCTGAACCATGGTTGCATCTTTTGGATCTACACCAAAGTCTGTTGTTTTAACAAAAAGTAGTGGTGATTCCTCCCAGTCGACATATTGATCTAAATCATCTCTGTTGATGATAATAGGATCTTTAGTCTCATGATAAAGATAGCAGCGCATAATTTTACCTTTTAAGAAAATCCCGCCCTATGTTAGCGACGGGGGGAGGGAAGGTTACCCGGTTGTTCTAACTGCGAACGCCCTGTTTTGTACAATCACGTCAAACAGAATGTCAAACCGGTAGTTTTTCGTCATCTCCACAGCATCAAACCATCTTGTTGCTGTGATAGAGATACCTTTGAAGTTCTCTCGATGTTGAGCTACACCTTCACCAGACTCTGCAACGTCCAATGGTACGAACGCCATTGTGATAGCGTTTTTGTGAAATGCTATATTTTGCCGATAAGAGGTAGAAGCTGTTCCAGTTAAAACAGATATTGCCGCGTTATTTGCTGGGGCGGCTGTAACTGTTTGATAAGGCCCACTAGTTATCATAGGCGGGGCTATTGTTAAAGTAGCGGGCCCTGTTGATGCTCCAGAGTTAGCGTCGGCTGTTACAACAAAAGTTGCTAAGTCTCCGGTATCTTCTCTAGTTCTTCGATTAACAGAATTAACCCCTGCAATTGTAATAACATCACCAGCCCTTAATATCCCAGTAATTGAGTTTGTCCAACCGTCGGTTATTAAACTCTGGGTATCGGTATCTTTAGATGCTGCACGTTTTGAGTCGCACCATTAATTAGCGGAGTCCCGCCATAAGCCCCAACGGTGTGCGATTTCAATGAATTAGATTCAAAGTTATCAAACTTACCGTATCGACCGAAAGAAGCCTCTTCAATAGCTCTTTTGGCGTTAGGCTGGGTGAATACACCTTTTAGGCCATCTGCCAAGCTTACACTAGCTGATGAATCCCAAAATGCAGATCTATTCCTCATAGGAACGCCTAACTTAGAAAGCTCTGCACCGGCATTTGCAACGTGCAAAAAGGTCGAAGGAGTAGTTCCTGGCGTACCAACAAAGTTAGGAATCTCTGTATATGTTGCAGCAATAGCTGATTCGACAATTTGAGCGAGCTCCTCCGCTGCTGGCTTGATGTATCTTTCGTTGATCTCTTCAATGTTAAGAGCTAATTCCTCATCTGAGAAACTAAATCCTACATGCTTACGATTGTTCAAAGTGACCGGTACGATCGCCTCCTCAACATCACTTGCTGAGAATGTTGCACCATCTGTTGCTTCAAACATAACAGGGCGTCGGATAGATGCTGAGGCGCTAACCTTAGATCCTGAAAAAATGCGCGATTCGTCGAGCTGTTTATCGACCTTCTCACCCATTACTAGGTTGTTTAAAAACTCTTTCACCATGAATTTGGTTACTAGAGACGTGTTCTTTAAGGCGTTAGCCATGATTTATTCTCCTTGCCTAACTTCACAAGTCCATAATTTCGCTCATGTTCATCTCGTCTAAAGATTTAGATAGAGAACCAGAACTAGATACAGGCTCAATAGGGTCAGGCGCTGAACTAGGTTTAATTTGTTTAAGTACCGCTAACTTCTGACCTATCTCTCCAACTTTTATCCCGGCTGCAACAGGGTTCATTCCGATCAAGCTATCTGCTATATCTAGATTTTCACCTAGAAAATAGGCAATTTCAGGTCCATTGTCTTTTTTCATCAGCTCGCTTAAAACTGATGGCTGTAACGTTGGAACCTTACCAAGAACTTCATTAAAATCCGGTTTATCTGCTGCAAATTTTGCCGCATTATCCGTAAATATTTTAGT